TTATTTTGCATTGTACAATTCTATCATCGTTAAGTCTACTTGTCGGGACTCTTTTTGTTCCATCTCATCTAAAATGTGCGAATATGTTTGCAAGGTGGTTACAATATCTTTATGGCCAAGCCGTCTGGACACATACTTAATGTTTATCCCCTTGTATAAAAGCATAGAAGCGTGCGTATGGCGCAGTCCGTGGCAGGTGATAGGTTTAACCCCAACCTTTTTACATAACGCTTGTAGCGTCTTGTTTACCGCGTTATTTGTGATGACTTCCATTTTCGTGTTAACGAACACTAAGTTCTTTGAATTTCGCAATCCAGTTTTCATCGCCAACTCGTTTTGGTGTTTCCGCAGCTCTTTTAGCATGTTTAACGTTTCGTCATCAATCGTAATCGTTCGTTTTGAATCAAAAGTCTTCGTGTCGCTAAAATCATGTTTATCTTTAAAGTCCCACGTTTTATTGATTGTAATCGTTTTGTTTTTAAAATCAACGCAATCCCATGTAAGTCCCATAATTTCAGAGAACCGTGCACCGGTGGCAATCGCGAACAGAATGATGTATCTGGAGATGTATTTTGGCTTCATGTCTTTTTTAACTTCGACTACCAGCTTTTTTACTTCATCGAAATTAAGGTACTTTAATTCCTCTGATTTTGTTTCTAATTCGCCTTTTATAATGACTTTATATGTCGGATCGCGCGTAATAATTCCGTCCTCGATCGCGTCCCGGAGACACGATTTAATGTACGTGTGCCGTTTCTGGACCGTCGCCGTCGTGTGGTTTTTGCTGATTTCGTTAATAAATTTTTGGTACATGTCACGTGTAATATCTTTCAATTTTACGCCAGCGAAATGTTCTTCGACCAACCGGACGGATAATTCGATATTTCGTTCATGCGCCAAGCTGTATTTCCCTTTCTTATACACCTCATACCAATTCCGCATATACTCCGAAAACAGCTGATCGCCAGCGTTGATGTCGTATCCTTTGTGTAATTGTTTTTCTAGCTCCGCAGCAGCCAATTCTGCTTCTTTTTTGGTACGAAATCCTCCCTTCGTTTTCGTTTTGTATTGCCCATTTTCTTTGTATGAAACACGATAACGCCAACCGTTTTTCATTTTTTGAATGCTGGCCATATGTATTCACCCCTTTCTTTATCATTTTAAGCGTTTTGTCGTCCGGTGCTGGTATAATTCAAGCAAAACACATAAAGTGATTGCTAAAGCATGAATGATTGACTAATATGCGATTTTGAATTTGTGTTAAGCGCTCTTCGCATAACTTTGGTGTCACCTTAAACATGTGAGCCATCTGCTCGATTATGTATCGCTCATTCCAGTCGATGAAATCAAGCATGTGATATGGAATAGCTGCGTATTTCGTGAAGAGCTTTGCATCGCGTTCTTGAAGTTCACGGAACGCCTCTGGCATCATACTCTGCACGCCAACGTGGCGAAGAATATGACACAACTCATGAAAGAAGGCTTCGCGCTTCTCTTCTTTCGACAATCGGGAATCGACGACGATGCAGCGGAATCGCCCGAAAACTTGATGCGTGGACGGAAACGGTTTCTCACGCAAGAAAATATTCATCCGTCGCGCTATGTATTCAATGTCAATATGTGATGGATGGAAGATGCCGAGACGTTGGTATAAGTTTGTTACCCAATCTTCAAGCGCTGTTGTGTAGTAATGACATAATTGCATAAAATCCCCTCCCTAGAGGAGATTATACGAACAAATGTTTGTTTTGGCAAGAAAAAGAAAAAGCCCTAGTGTTAGGGCTAAGTAGTAACTAATGTTGGATATTCATCGTATGTTTTGTTATCTAGTATACGACCTGTTCTGTGCTTCTGAACTCCACCCCATTGTTTGAAGAAAAATGCTACATTCTGCTGATGACATTGATCCCTGATACTTCGAACCCATTCAATTTTCATTGGTCGTGCCCCAGGACCGGATTCGCCACCGACAATGACCCAGTGTATATTTGTAAGGTCTAGGTTGTCTAACGGACCGATAAGTGGCTCACAAGATAAAAATCTGATTTGAGCAGGAACTTGACGTAACAAATCAATTCGCGATTTCACTTGTTCATTCTCTACACTTGTTCCCATCCAAATGTTTGGAGTGAAATTCAGAGATGGCGAGAGTTTCAAAAGTCTTTCGGGACGCTTAGTGAGAATTTGATAAGTATGGTGCGGCGTTTCGTTCATCGTTTGAAATACCTGTTGAATAAATTCAAGCGGAACATCTTTGTGAAATAGATCTGACATGGAATTCACAAAAATTTTCCTTGGTTTCTTCCAACTGCGTGGCAGATCAATGAGATCGTGATGTAGTGTTACATTAAAACCGTTTTTATAACGCGGATTTCCCATTGCGTGCAGTCTGTTTGCCATGCGTAACGCATAGCAGTTGCGACAACCTTCAGAAACTTTTGTGCATCCAGTGACAGGGTTCCAAGTGGCTTCCGTCCACTCAATACTTGAGTTACCAGCCATGTTTATCCCTCCTATTAGGGATATTATACAACAAAATCTCTCCATGCAAAAGCAAAAATAAGAACACTAGTTCTTAGGAGGGAATGTAATTTTGACTGTGTCTGCTAATGTGCGTACACCTTTGATTATCTTTCTTTTTTCAGCTGGTGGATCTGCTGATATTTTGGTTTCTTCCTCTAGTCTTCGAAGAGCTTCTTTATAATTTGGTTTAGTGAATGGAGTTCCTACATGGTGTTTTTGATAAATTTGCTCCACAGTTAAAGTTTTACCTGCAAATGTACATAGTAAATCCTGTCCTAAACTATCGAGAGGTCTTTCGTATTGAGATAATAAAGAAAGCTGAACATTTTGGTATTTCTCAATATGTTTAACTGGTATATAAGAGAAACTTGCAACTCCGTCATCCTTTAAGCTGCTTTCGCTGGCCATAATATCTTTCATAATCGAGTAGCCTAACACATGTTTCGATACGAAAATGAGGTAATGACTTGTCTTGTTTTTCTTTTCATCTAAAAATCGAAACGGTAAAACATAGTTAGCCCGATTATTCGATAGAGTTTCTGCTAATTCATTCACAATATATAATTCTTTCTCTTCTGGTGTTAGATTTTTGATTTTTAAACGCATTTCACCAGCTCTTTCTGGACCAAACAATGCATCCATATGTTCTTTTACTAATGGATTGTTTAGTCCCATGCTAATTCTGTTATAGTTAAAAAAGAATATACAGTCAGAGCCAAAGTCTTTAATTAATGCATTGACAAGGTTAGTAGTTAATCCTTTATAACCCCAAGGATCGATGAATGCAAGAGTAGGTATTAAATTCATTCCTGAAAAGATTTGAGCAATTTCGTCACCAACAACTGAATTTAATATCTGGGGCTTGTAGGTCAGTGTATCTATATTTGGAATGACTTGTATATTTTTTTGTAACTCTTCAACGAATTTTGGATCCGCATCATTAAAAATGGTTAACACGCTTTTACGAAGTTTGTCATCTTTAACACATTTTTCGAGAATGATTAAAGGAGTTGAATTTTCTCCCGTTTCGAATTTCCCAGGACCACTAAATAAATCTATGTATGCTACTCTACCAGTTCGCGAGCGTGGAATCAAAATTTGGGTCCAAGCACCGAAATATTTGGTTAGTATAGCTGTCTTAACCTTTGATTGTTCACGTTGATTAGCAAAGAATTTTGTTGAATTAGTCATAATCCCTCTCCCTTTCGACTGTGTAATGATTAATTTTTAAAAATAAAAACACCTAAAATGTTTATCTATGCCCTAGGTGTTTAGCCACGTTGATTTTATTCTTCACATTCATCTTATGAGTAACCCATCTTGATTCATTGTTTTCTTGCTCCGATACATTAAAGAATAACGATCAGAACCGAAATAATAATTATGATGATAAAAACCAAACATCCACACCCTAAACAGCTGAATTTTGTTTTTTCTTTTTGTTTTTTTGCGCCTTCGGTATTCTGTTGTTTAGGTACAGTATCCTTAACTACGTGCATTTGTGTATTATGTATTTGCGTATCTTGACTTGCATTTGTAACATCCATTGCTGGTTCTTTATTATTGATTGGATAGACAAAAGTGTTTGGCTTAATCTTAATCTCGTTAATGAATGTGTTGTCCTCTTCCTCTGGATGCGGATCTAAAATAAGTTTGATATTGCAGCCATAAGATTTGTCATCGTATCCCCCAGTAACAGCTGTCACAAAACATGCAACGCGCATCCCTTTATCCATCTGGGGAGCTAGTCTAGATGCTAAATCTTTATTTATATACCCCAGCTGTTCGCCATATTCATTCCATACCGAAATAGCGTTTGGATCATGTTCGTTATCAGGTTCTCTTTCCAAAAATAATTCTTCGCCCTCATAGCACTCAGCGATTAGCTCTTGTCGTGATGTACCATCTTCATTTTTTCGTGTAACGCCTACAATTTTTGTGTTAATAACTCTTTCTATTGTTATCCCCTCCTGCAAAATAAAAAAGACACCTTGTCTATTTATTCTTCGGTGTCTTTTCCTGGTGACTTATTTTTTTGTGCAGCTTTATGCGCTACCCACTCGAAATGTTGAATAATCTCCCTAATTTCGTCTTCGGTTAGATGCTTCCACTTCTCAATATCAAAGAATCCCATCTGCTCGATTCCATACTCTTTGATGAGCTGATTAATCCTCGCCAGTGTACCTAATTCCTCATTGTCGCTCTCTGGCGGATTCGGATCATCGGTGCGACCGAGTAGGTAGTCGGTGGTGACGTTGAAAAACTGCGCCAATCTATTGATGGTATCAATGTCCGGTTGGCTTTGTCCGTTTTCGTATTTCGAGTAGCCTTGGCGAGTTATTCCTAAAAAATCAGCCATATCTTGATGTGTTAGCTTCTTTTGCAATCTCAACGTTTTAAGTCTAACAGGGAACATTTAAAATCCCCTTTCTTACGCATCTGTTTTTATTATAAAGCAACATATTGTTGCTATAAACAAAAATTAATTACTAGCAACAAAAAATTGCTGATTAATATTGACAGTAACTTTTTGTTGCGTATAATTAAAAATAACAAAGCAACTTTTGGTTGCTGGGAGGTGAGTTTTATGACTAAAGAACAACTTAGAGAAACCCTTGTGCAGGCAAGAGAAAGTAAAAATTTGACCCAAGAACAAGTTGTAGAACTATCTGGATTAAGCATCACGCGGCAGTACTATGGGATGATCGAGAACGGCGAGCGAAGACCATCCGTAGATGTTGCTAAAAAAATAGCTCCTGTTCTTGGAGTAAGCTGGACAATTTTTTTTGAAGTAGATAGCAACCAAAAGTTACGTAATATAACATCAGCATAGCAAGCCTTTGCTCCTTGACAACTCAATCCACTATGACATGAAAGGAGGTGAGTAAGATGAGCGTTCTAAACAAATACGTGATTATCGCCCATTTTCATCTTATGTTAAGACAGAATAATTTCAGTGAAGCAGACCTAAAAGAAGCGGTCGATCTGCTTCACAAAGAGCTGTTCCCAGAGGTTTGGGCGAAGATTAACGCCAAGTTAGAAAAGGAAGCCGCCGCGGCAACGACGGCTAAACCACCACATATAGGGGATAAGCATTACCAACTTTGTAAAGATATTTTTGAGATCCTATCAAAACATCATTTATTGGTTCATGAGGCATACACAGTTTTAGAACAAGTAAAGTCAGTCATTGGATATACGCCAATTCGTTAACGTTAATTTAATCTCGTTTTAAGTTCGTTGAATATATTTTCTAAATTGTTTAACTCGATGTAAGACCATTGAAGATCACTATTTTCCTGCAACGAGCCTAAGAACTCTTTATTGAGGATGCCGAACTGGTGAACGAAATCTTCAAACTCTTGAATTTCGCCTCGTTGATAATTTTGTGAGTAAAAATATTGAGCGAGCTTGGCACACTGAAAAGCTTGGTTCATGAATTGTAAAGAAACAGACAGGTTTTTAAATTCACTAAACCCACGGATTGCTTGTTCAGCATTGAATACACATTCATACGAAAACTGCAGTAGCAATTCTTTACGATGATCGATACGACCTAACATGATGTTCACCTCCTTCCTGCCGTATTCATTCGCCAAGAAGGAGGAAATTCCTACAAAAAACGACCTGACTGAAACAAGGTTTACGAACAACCATAGTAACGGAAATGAGCGATGTTTTAATGCAAAGGAGGTAGGTTTAATTGGATAAAATCTGGTGGTCCATGCAAGATCTCAAAGAACGAACAGGCTATAGCGAGGATTGGCTCAAAGAGAACATCCTCTTGCATCCTCGCTATCGGCAAATGCTTGATTTAGAAAACGGTGGTTTTGTGTATTACCCAGAGAAAAAAGGAGAGCGTTGGTGCTTTATCGCATCGCGTATGGAGGAGTTTTTAGCCAAGTATTTCCGTGACATATTCACGACAAAGACCAACACAAAATCACGGATCGCTCAATGAACTTCCACTGTTCACGCTGGTTGTTCTAATGATACTGTAACATGCCATTCTCAATGGTGATGGTAGAAGGGGGAGAACAGAAAATGAAACGTGGTAGAGCGGCCGATGCGGTGAAAGCGGCACGGCAGGCGACAGGGATGACACAACAACAGCTTTCGTTTGAAATCTATGAATCTCGCGAAGCAGTTTCTCAGCAAGAAAACGGACGGTATCGAGTGCAACCGAACATATCGAAATATTTCACCGAAAAGCATAACAATCCATGGGTGGCGTTAGAAGCAGCAGCAGAATACACAGGCTGGGGACCAGTGAAGCTGGACGGTGAGGTCGTCGATCTTCACCGAGCAAGTGTGGCGATGAAAACGAAAGAGGAATTAACCGAAGCGCTACAAGCGATCGAAAATGTATGTGTAGCAAACCATCCGCGAGCGATTAGGGAGTACGATAAACAACACCTCGAAGAAGCGATTTTACAAGCAATAGATGCGATTGTAGCGCTCACACAATACGTCGCAGTTATATGTGTTGATTATGGTTTTTCATGGCTCAACATGTGGAAGAAACATCGTACAAAGTTGCAGACGAAAGGATTTATTCGAAAATAAGGGGGAAAATCAAATGATTCAGTTACCAGACCTATCGAAAATGACGGACGTCGAGGCGATTCATTTTTACACAAGCGAATTTTCGCGGCTCTCACGGGAAGGACAGCTCAACAGTGAATACGGCAAAGCGTTGCTGGAGTGGAAAAAGGAAATGAACAAACGATTAGAACAGTCACGAAAGGAGTGGTGGTAATGTACTTTGTAATCACAGCAAGTCGGGTAATGACAGCGCGTGAGGTAAGAGAATTATGTGCCGAGTTGCGTAATGACCCAGCGTTGCTATTAGCGTTAGAACTTACGGTAAAACAAGAGTGGTACAAACGAAAAATGGCCAGTGCGCCAACACTAGCCATCGCTCAATAAACAATCAACCTTTGACCTAATCATATTCTAGCATAAACGATTTGCGAAAGGAAGGGCAAGCGTATGCTTGCCGATTGGAGTACAAGCAACAGGTATCTCCCAGCCTGAAAATGGGCGTGTCCCCCAGCCCATGAGCTTGTACTTCAATCGGTGCGCATGCACACTAGACCGAGCGAGAGCGGGCGACGATCCAAAAGGGGAGCCGCGCCAGAATACATGCATATGGTCATTGCGAAGACGTCTAGTCATTCATTCAGAAGGAGGAAGAGGTTATGCAAGATATGCTCTTTTTGCAAGAAGAGGATTTGTTACAAAAGGCATCGCGGTGCATCGAGTACATACAAGAATCGCTTCGAAACTGCGACTATGAAACAGCGAAAATCGAAATGTTGGAGTTGCGTTTTTTATTAGACGAATTGCAGGTAATTGAACAAAAGAAAAAACGTCGCGCGCAGCTTTTTGAAGTTGTCGCTGACATGAGAAAACGGGGCATTCAAATTGATTTTGTCTCACGATTGCTAGGGTGATGGTATGACGCGGGAAGAGAAAAAACAAATTCGTTTGCAAATCTTGCAATTGCTAGACAAGTGTACAGGATGCAAAGAACGGCATCACGGTACACAAAGCGTATGCATCATAAGTTGTCCGATCGGAAAGCAAATGCAACAGCTATCTGTATTGTTATCGAAAGAAAGCCCTCGCATAAAAAGAGGGAAATGGACTGAAGAAGAAGAGTTTTACCTATGGCAACATAAAGACATTTTCGATATTTCAGATCTTGCAGCTCGTTTGGAACGAAGTGAGATATCCGTATATTCAAAGTTGCGCCAGCTTGAGAAAAAGAATGTTTTGCCTTGTTAGAAGGGAGGTCACGAAGCATCACTACATTGTATGCTTCATGCGTGTAAATATGCTATTTGAAGTTGAATTCGCAACAAAGGAAAACGGCTATTTCGAAACGATTCATACGGCACTCATTCACGCGCTCACTGTGTCCGAGTGCCGCCAAATCGCGTTAGAAATAGCCAAACAACTAGGAAAAGGTGATATACAGGTTTTTATTTCAGACTTCTAGGATTATTATGCCAAAACGGAGTGCGGAAAGCAAGGGAGGAAGGGGATATACATGGCGACAAGACTTTTAATGGATGAAGAGCCGTTAGTGATTTTACCGTCACTAGCGGCTACGATCGGCTTGAATGAAAGTATCGTGCTGCAGCAGTTACATTACTGGCTTGAGCGAAGCAATCACATTCACGAAGGTTATAAGTGGGTATACAACACATACGAGGAGTGGCAAGAGCAATTCCCATTTTGGTCGATCAGCACGATTCGCCGCATTATCAACAAGTTGGAAGAAAAGGGGCTTATTATTGTCAGTAATTTTAATAAGTCCAAAATCGATAAAACAAAATGGTATCGCATTGATTATGAGAAACTCACTCAATTTGAACAGACGACTGTTCAAAATGACACCTCGACTGCTCAAAATGAACAGACGACTGACGAAATCGACAGTCCATCTGCTCAAAATGAACAGTCCATCTGTTCAAAATGGACAGACGAAGCGCTCAATTTGAACAGACCAATACCAGAGAATACTACAGAGATTACTACAGAGAAAAAAGAAGAAGTAGAAGAAGCACGCGTGCGCGAGAATCCATTCGCTTTCTTTGAACAAAACGGATTTGGCACGATTGGTGGCTACATAAGCGAAAAGATTTCAACTTGGATCGATGACACATCTGAAACACTGGTTTTAGAAGCGATGAAAATTGCAGTAGAAAATGGCGTCAAGACATGGAAGTACGTTGAAACCATTTTGCGCGACTGGGTAGACAAGGGATATCAAACCGTCGAACAAGTGCATGCAGCACAAAAAGCATTTAAAGAGCAGCAATCCAAGAAGCGTAATGGTTCTAGCACGAATAGGAAAAAAGCCGTTCGAACGGAAGTTATTCCAGACTGGCTTAACACCGATTATTCGCAATATGAACAAAAAGCCGAGACGGATCAAGAAGCGCTCGAACGCAAACGGCGTGAGTTAGAAGAGCGACTGAAAAAATATCGCAATGATGACTAGGTGAACGCTATGCCGTACCCGATTTGGATTCGCTTAGAGTATCGAAACGACGTTGGGAGAATTGTTGGTTTCACTGGAAGCATTCAATCCGAAGCAGCGTTACGTGACGTGTTAGAGCGATACGAGATTACTAGAGAACATCTTGTTTCGCTTGAAATCAACGGCAAACCATACTCGTTGTCAAAACTTGATCGCTTTTTTCGGAGGTGAAGCAGTTGCTTTTACTCAAACATGTATTGATTCAGCGTCTACGGCGAAAGGGCGTTTTCGTTGCAACAGACGGGCGAGCGCTATCAAAACTGACGATCGAAGAAATTCAACGGGAATACGAGCGAATGGAGGGTAATCACGATGAATTGGTCAAAAGCAACGCTTAGACAGCTATATGTCATTGTTCGCTATGAAGATTGTCCGAATCGATACAAACAAATGGCGCTTGAAGAAATTCAAAAGCGATTGGGGGAATTGCGATGAGCCGTAAATCATTACATGGCCCAGTTGTCGTCAGTTACTTAACGCCAGAAGAGTTAGAGGCGTACCGAAGCCGTCCACGCAAAAAATATTACGACGAAGATAACCGTCGAATCATTGATTGGCGCTGGCCACAAAACAGAAAGAAAAGGGGAGCAAAATGATGGATTTATCCAAGCTTTTTGACATGCAGCGGGAACTGGATGAGCGGATTGAGAAGCATCATCCAAGGCAACCTGATGACAGAAGAATTTACTCTAAGTTACTTGCCTTACTCGTAGAGATCGGGGAGCTGGCAAACGAAACTCGATGCTTTAAGTTTTGGAGCAACAAAGGACCTTCATCGAAAGAAAAAATTCTTGAAGAAGGCGCAGATGTATTGCATTTTCTCTTGTCGATTGGCAACGAGATTCATGTTAAACCGTCAATTGAAATTATCCCAATCAAAAAAATATCGCTCGATGCACAATTTTTAGCGCTATACGACCAAGCAAGGCTCGCGAACATTAAAGAGCAATGGGAATGGACGTTCAATCTCTATGTCGGATTAATGGAAACGCTCGGATTTACTTGGGATGAAGTTGAGGCAGCGTATATGCGCAAAAATGCAGTCAACCATCATCGCCAGGAAAGTGGGTATTGAGATGGACGCGAAGCATTGGATGAACGAGCTTAACAAAAACCAAATACTTCGCAACGTGCAAAAATTGCTCGAAACACAAACGGAAAAGGGGATTGAAAAATACGGCACAACCGTCAATCCAAGTGACTACACATTTGTCGGATGGTTAGAGCACTTGCAACAGGAAATGGTCGATGCCATCGTATATTGCGAAGTGCTGAAATTTAAATACGCGCACTTAGTTGCGCTTGAGAAGATAAATTCGGACGTGAATGCTGAATGAAACGTCGTAAGCGGAAAGCCAAGTGGTATTTGCTATATCGAAAGGAAAATCGCGATGCGGTTTATGTATATGAGCCGTTGCGCAAGTATGAGCTACAAAGCCGACTTCGACGCGGATGGAAAGTGATTGGATAAAATAAAAAAGCCGGGACTCCTCCCGACAGCCTAACTTCATTATACCACAACGGAGGGATTCCGGTGAGTAAAAGAGCACAAGAGTTGCAGATTGATACAGATAATATGATCGTTTCACACCCCGTCGTGCCAGGGAAGGTGCTTGTGATTGTCGTTGACGGCGTGCAAGGGAAAGCGAAAGTAGCGGAAGCGGTTGAGCATGGATATACGATTATTGAAACAGCAAAAGGAAAAACCGCGCGGATAAAATACGAGGAAAGCGAGTTGTTTTGAAGTGAAAATTGCGGTTCATGTGTATGAATGCAAGGGTTGTGAAGTGGTGTTTGCAGTTTCGCAAGACTTCGAAGAACAGCATCTTGTGCAATGTCCAATTTGTAAAAGTGATAAAGCGTTAAAAGGATTATCGGATGGTGAATTACGAATGAAACGAGGGCAACAGTTGAGGGCATTTATAACCTTATGAGGTGATAGCGTGATTAAATTGCCGCCAATTTCTGAAGACGATGTATTGGAGCTAAAGGATTACATCAGCTTTTCCGAAAGTGCATTTGGATCCCCGGAGAGCGAATTTTTACGTCAGCTTTTTGACTTTCTATACGACAAATACGAAGAAATCGAAGCCGAGCGATGGCGTAATGATCCACAAAACTGGGGCACATACAGCAAATGGCCACGTGAAGATGATTTGCCGTTTTAGGAGGCGTAGTTAATGAGGAAACACGGAGATAAAGTTGAAGTTAGTTTCAATGTTCAACTTCCCATTAATGTGTGTAGTAAATGTCATGTAGAATTCGTTTTACTTTATGTAGCAGATCATTGCAATGAGATATGGGAGCAAGTAGCGAATGGATTTGGATTACTTCATTGCCCTTACTGTGGAGAAAAATTGTGGTGGGAAAAGTGAGACTACGAAAAGTATATAACTGTCTTTTTGAGAATGAAGCAGAGCAGGAACTTCTGTACGTGCATGGGGAGGACTTCGACGGAAACATTGTTTATGAATATTGCGATGGAACGTTTCAGTTGCATAAAATGACGAAACATCAGCTGATCGAAAAGTATAGTAGAGTATGGATTTCTCCATTAAAAGAAGATTTGTAGTACAAATATTATACAAACAGGAGGACCCCTAAAATGGAACATGATTTAAAAGTGCTAAGACAGTATTACGACAAGGTGTTAATCAACGAATATTACGCAACACCAGAAATTGATCCAGACATCGCAAATAAAATCGTTGGCGGGTTGATTTTATATATGAATATCGCTGAGAAACAACAAGCAAAAATCGAGAAGTACGAAAATGCATTAAAAGAAGTGATTCAAGCCGTTTATGATGCAAAGCGATTCACACAAGAATTTAACGATATGGTTGGTTTTGATTTCTTTGAGGATTGAGTGAGGTGAAGAAGAATGAACCAATTACAAAAGGTGTTTACTTACAGTGGCAATCAAGTGAGAACGATTATAAAAAATGACGCAGTTTGGTTTGTAGCAAAGGATGTATGTGAAATTCTGGACATCGCTGACGCCAGAAAGGCTGTCCAAAGGCTTGATGAAGATGAGCGGAGTTTAATTCCGGTCATCGATTCGCTAGGAAGAAAGCAAGAAACATTCATTGTAAACGAACCAGGGTTATATGCATTAATTTTAGGGAGCCGGAAACAGGAAGCGCGTCAATTTAAACGCTGGATTACGCATGAGGTTATTCCAACGATTAGAAAAACCGGCGGCTATGTAGCGAATGATGATTTATTTGTAGAAACGTATCTCAAGCACGCCGATGAACAAACGAAACTATTATTTCGCGCTACATTAGAAACCGTTAGAAAACAAAATGAGCAGATTGCCATGATGCAACCAAAAGCCGATTATTTTGACGCACTTGTTGATCGGCGGTTGCTGACAAACTTCCGTGACACAGCAAAAGAGTTAAAAGTGAAGCCAAAAGCTTTTGTTGAGTGGCTTATTGATAAGAAATACATTTATCGTGATCAGAAAGGAAAGCTGAAACCGTATGCTCAATATGTTCCGTCTTTGTTTGAATTGAAAGAATGGGAACGAAATGGACGAGCTGACGTGCAAACGCTCGTTACTCCGAAAGGAAGAGAAACGTTCCGAATCTTGTTACAAAAGACAGCTGTTTTGATATAATGGAATTAAAACCAAATATGTCCAAGACCGAGAGCGTGAGGACACTGATTGTACAGGATAGCAAAGTTATCTCTGTATGATTGGTGTCCTCTTTTGTTTTATCAGAAAAACGAAAGGGAGAGGTACAATGCGAACAATCCAGCAGGAATTAAAAAAATGGATGAAAGTCAATAAAGTTCAGCAACGTCAGAAGAAAGCGCGTAAAAAGAAACGAGGAAAAGAGCGGCTGACGGAGCGAGATATTAAGGAATTAATGGGCGTTGGTCGACCAGTGTATAGACGCGGTAAGGGCGGGGCATTTCGACAGCGATAAGGAGGGATGGCGCAATGGAAAAGAAGTTAGAATTCATGCTTCCAGAGATTGATCGTGTTGCGACGAAAAAAGCAGTTGAAGCGGCATTAGAAAAATATCGTATATATTTGCTGACTTTACGATTGGATCAACTTCCGAAAGTCACGCAGAGCTACTCTCTCGTTTCAGCAGCAACTAATCAAATTCATTCCTCCACGGAAAATATTGCAATACGAAATGTTGATTATGAGTGGGAGAGGGAAGAATATATTAGGCGAGTTATTAATGTTGTTAATCGACTAAGCAAATGGGAAAGGGCAATCATTATTCAACGGTATATGTCTGAAGAAGATGTTTACGATTACGAAGTGTATAATGAACTTGGGATGAGCGAGCGGAAATATTATCGGTTGAAATCACGAGCGTTTTACAAACTTGCTTTTGCGCTTAGAATCGAGGTGTATAAAAAATGAATTTTGTACAGCCAATTCGCGATCAAGAAAAGATTCAAGCGATTAAGGAGTATTTAAAAGAGCAGAACGAACGTAATTATTTGTTATTTTTGCTTGGTATCAATACCGGTTTACGCATTTCGGATATTCTAAAGTTGAAAGTTGGAGATGTAAAGGGCACACATATTAATATCCGTGAGAAGAAGACCGGAAAACAAAAGCGTATTCGTATTACGCCAGCTTTAAAAAGAGAATTGAATCGGTATATTGTAGGGAAAAATGATGATGAGTATTTAATCAAAAGTCGCAACGGAAGAAATAAACCTATTGGTCGTAGCATGGCATACAAAATATTGCGCAAAGCAGCTGAACACTTCCGATTAAGTGAAATTGGCACGCACACACTTCGTAAAACATTCGGCTATCATTTTTATCAGCAGACGAAAGATGTGGCCATGCTACAAGAGATATTTAATCACTCATCACCAGAAATCACGCTTACGTACATCGGAGTCAATCAAGACTCAATGGATCGAGCTATGACAAAATTTAAAATTTGAACGAGCTCACTTATGAACATGGGTGAGCATTTTTGTTTGTTTTTATGAATTACACATAAATTTTTGGTTGTGTAATTTATTTTTTCACGTCTGTAGGTGGCAGGAATATCAATGAATTTGTCGAAATGTCGAATTACACACAATATAAGATATGGGGAGTTAATAAAAGAGTAACGCTGTGTAGAAGGGGGATTAAAATGCAAGCAGAAATAAAAGAAATTATACGCCTCTTAAATCGCAAAAATTATAAGCAAGCAAAGAAACAATTTAAACGGGTTGCTTCACAAAAGATAACAGAAGGGAAAGAAGAAGAAATATCTTTGTATTTAAGGAAATATTTGCTTTTTTTAAATAAATCAGAAGACAATAATCGTACAAGTATCTTCTGTGATCCATTAATGAACTGGTGCGTTGAACAAGGAATCTTGGATAATGAATATGTTCAGCAGTGTCGATTGCTTAATAATGAGATGGAATGGTATGTAGATCAGTATAAGTTGGTACTAGAGGAACTTTATCGATTTCATCCGGTTGTTGCATTGCACATTATTGTATCTATTTTTGAAAATTTTAATTTGGAAATACTAAGTAGAAAACCGAATAATTATGAAAGACTTTTTTATTTCTTCTATAGCTATGGTATGGAAACAAATTATGAAAGTAGTATAACAGCTCTAAATGTTATGTTGAAAATTTGGAAAGAAAGTGAAAGAAATAATCGCTTTCGTGGAAAAGATACCAACTTACCATATGTGGCGGAACTAGGTTCAAAATTTATGGAAAGGATGTACCCTATTATTCGATCACTTAACTATCTACACTGGATTTGTGATGAGCTAGCTCTTCATCATATGAAAATGATTATGGAAGAAAAACAGGTGACTTTTATATACAAAGATATTGAAGAGTATAAACGATTTCGACTTCCAATACTTCGTAAACATGCTCGGATGCAAAATGCACACCGAACCTTGCCAAAAGTTTCAGAAAATCGTTTTAGTTGGGCTAAGGAAAAGATTGATTATGATCGAATCATACAGGTTAAACCTTCTGGAAATGATTTTAAGTTAAACATCTCAAGTAGTACTTTTATGGAAGCTTTTAAACGCGCGATGGAAGAATCTTATCAAAACTATTTGCTGATCCTTGATGATACGTACATTACTACTCTAGAGAAGCAAGAGGTACGGGGGATTAACTGTTTTGAAATGTTTATTTTTTATTATTGTTTAAAGATTTTAGCCCTGTTGTACTATGAAGCAACACAACATTTCAGAGATAAATATCAAAAGGAAGTTATGGCACCATATCTTGCAATTTCTGTAAAGGGAATTGCAGACGTTTTTATCCCGATTATGTCGAAAATTTTTAAACGTGAAGTATCGAAATGCGATATTGAGAAATTAATAAACCTATATACGTTTGGAAACGATGAATTATTTGACTTGTATTGTAAACCTCTTGTGACGAACACAGGAACAGTAATGATCATTCCTTCTTTGTTCATGATGAACAATTTTTCAAAAACTTTTATTTATCATCTCAACAGACTGGGCATTCGGTTGAGTGATCGGGGAGACATTTTTGAAGAAGTAACTAGAAAACGTTTTGAAGAGTACGGATTTAATGTATATCCAAAACGATTCCATTATTCTTATGAATATGAAGGTGAAACAGATAGAGGAGATATTGATTTGATTGCTCGCAAGGGCTCCTACTTATTCCTTGGACAATTGAAAAATCGGATAGAACCTATGGAGCCTTGGGATCACCTCAATGTTGATAGTAAAATAAAAAAAGGGGTGTATCAAGCTGAAAAAGCTGTAACATATATTAAACGTAATCCTAAAGATTTTTGTGAGCGATTAGGAATTAATGAGAGAGAGCTAGCGACACTTAATATTCAGCCTTTTGTCCTATTAAGTTGTTTTTATGGATCGGGCACTAAAATAAAGGGAATACCAGTAATAGATACAAGTGCTTTGCAAAAGTTTTTCGATGGAGAGTTACGTGTTTATAAAGGAGAAGAAATTATACTTTGTAAATCGATTCGACAAAAAGGAGAAGTGTTACCAGAAGAGTTTGTGAATTTTTTGGAAGATCCCTATTTTCTTAAAGAAAATGTTTATGGTGCCTATTTACTAACATCCCATTTTTACTATATTCGTGAACGTAAATTCGTAGTAAGACCAGAAGGAAACTTTGAGGATCAATTTTCCAATAATTTCGTTGCTGCAACCATATCTAGATTTTGGGAATGAGCTACGACAGAAGAGGAAAAAAACAGCAGATTATTTGTTTTTTTGAAAAGTGTCAGAAAAAAGGAAGGATTTTATCATGAGGATGACAGACTATTTTGCTTCAGACATGCTATGATGATAACGCGAAAGACTTTGGTTGAAGCGGGACGCCACTTCGTATGGAGTGGCGGTTATTGTTTTGTCGATATTTGGCGAACGAATAGTGCAGGAAAATGACTCATTTTGTCGTATTGAGTAGGCGGAAGGAGGGATATAATGCAAGAAGACTTCAAATCGAATGAATACGATGCAATCTTTATTCAGGATTTAATCAAAGCAACCAGAAAAGGTGATAAGGAGCTTAGCGAATTTGTTAATTATCACTTGTTTCCTAAAAGATCACCGTTAAGTTTAGAAGATATCAACAGAAATATTAGATCCTTAAAGAAGATGGATGATACCCAGCATCTAATTGTTAAGGCGAGGGCAAAAGAGTTTGTGGAATTAAATAATCCCGCAAACCTAAATTTGTTATTTGCGATTTTTGGGTTAGTAATAAGTATGTACAATTTACTAAAAGAAGCAAATAAAATTTTAGGGTTAATTCTGAACATTATAGCTATTGGCATATTTGTAGTATATCTGACTCTAACTACAGTTAATAACGTAAGATTGCGTTCCACAGCGTTGTTTTTTTATGAACTGATAAGTAATTTAAATTATGACATGAAAAGTAAAGATTAATTCGAGATTCCTATTAATTATTTAGTGTTTTCAAGGAAAAACTTTCATTGATTTTGACTTTTTCAAGAAAGGAGAAAGAATAGTTTGGGCGAGGTAACTGCAGTTGTCCAAAAAACGATGTGGTCATTAGCGTTAAAACTTGTTTGGCTTATACTATTAATGTTTGTGTTTTATGCCTTTGCTTTTTTCTTTGCAAAGTCCATTCGGCTGCCGCATAAGATAGGGAATGTATTTGGGAGTTTTGCGAGTTTGGTTGGTTTTTATGTTTGGATTCAATATTTTCTTTCTTAACTGATTAGCATCCTTCGGGGTGCTTTTTATTTTATGAAAGGAGCTGATACACATGCAAATCATTCGGGAAACGGCTACGCATATTCAAAAGTGGGATTCAGAAAGTAAGCGAGTTGTAATGGAGCGAAAAGAAGAGATGACAGAGAAGAAACCGGCACAAAACAAAGCAACGACTAAAAGTAAAGTAGCTGATAAATAATGCGGTATTGCAACTATAATGGCTGTAATCGTCGCATTGTTCGAGGTTTGTATTGCGATGAACATAAGCCTAAACGAAAGCACCAGTCGAAAAATAAACCGTTCTATCGGTCACTGGAGTGGCAGCGAATGCGTGAATACATTTATGAACGTGACGGTGGCTGTTGCAAAGAATGTGGACGATTTGTATTTGGGCGTCAGGCGCACATCCATCACATTGTACCGATTAGCGAAAATCCTTCTCTTAAACTTGACCCTAGCAATCTTATTTTGCTTTGCGAATCGTGCCATAAGAAGGTTGAAGAAGGAAGTCGGAAGTGGGAGGAACGACCGTATTTCTTTTGTTGATATAATGTATATTTATTACATTTAGCCCCCCTACCCTTGGTTTTTGGGTGATTGTGGGAAAAAGACCGCGGCCGGCGGTAAACGTGCGCCAAAATGAAATTTTCAAAGGGGGTGTGAAATTTGGATAAAAAAATAAAAGCGGCACTAACGAAAAAGCGAAAAAAGGAACGGGAGCGGATTGTTGGTCTACTCAAGGAAAATGGCACTTACAACAAGTCACTTGAGCCGTTGCTAGAGTTGTACTTAGATGCCTACATGGTTTATTCGCAAGTGTATGAAAAGTGGCAAGAAGAAGGATTTCCTGCAACAAAATCACATACAAACAAAGCTGGTGCAACAAATGAGATGAAGCATCCACTTGCTCAACAAACGGCCGATTGGAATACGAAAATGAGCAAGTTGTTGGAACAGTTAGGATTGACGCCAAAAACGCAAAAACAGATTACTGGGGAAGTGGCGAACGCCACAACAGACGCTTTTCAAGCATTTGCGAATAAATGGGACTGATGTTTTATGATCGAGCGTGGTGTTAATTATGCTGACCAGTTTGCAAAGAAGGTGAAACGAAACAAAAAGAAGTATCCGCAAACGGTCCAGAAAGCTGTTGAGCGTTATGAACGTTGGAAAAAACGAAAAGATATTTGGCTTGATTTAGACGCTGCTAATCGGGCGATGGATTTTATGGAAACGTTTTGTATTTATGCGGAAGGAGAAGTCGCAGGACGACATTACGAATTAAAAGATTGGCAACGGTTTGCATTCACAAACATTTATGGTTGGAAAAAGAAAGACGATAACGGCCAAGATGTGCGAGTGATTCGTACAAGCTATATTCAAGTTCCGCGGAAAAATGAAAAAACAACGATTGCAGCTGGTGCAGCAACCTATGCGTTATATGCAGATGGTGAGTTTGGTGCCGAATGCTACACTGCTGCGGTAGATAAAGAGCAAGCGAACATATCTGCGAAAAAAATAGCGATTACGATTGAAAATAGTCCAGACTTGAATCAGCGAACACAAATTTATAAGGGACCAAAAGGCGGCGTGAATGCGATCGTTTATTCCTTTACGGTCAATGGCAAGAAGTTTAAAAATACATTGCAGCCATTGTCTAGAGAAACGAAAGGACTTGATGGGAAAAATCCTCATTTTGTTCTTTTAGACGAGGTACATGCGCAAGGAAATGCGGATATGTACGATGTTTTAAAGTCTGGCATGGGTGCAAGGAGACAGCCGTTAATGATGATCGTTTCGACAGCTGGCAAAGGTACAACGTCTGTCGGTTTACAAATTTATGATTACTGCAAAAAGATTTTGAATGGTGAAATTGACGATGATTCTTGGTTTGTGCTCATTTATGAGCCAGATAAAGGCGATCGATGGGATGATCCTACAGTTTGGGCGAAAGTGAATCCAAACTACGGGATTTCGGTGAAAAAAGACTATTTGATGAATCAGTTTAAAGAGGCGCAAGTGTCCGCGGAAAGAAAAGATGAGTTTTTAGCAAAGCATTTAAACATTTTCGTTCGTTCTAGTGGTACTTATTTTGAAAGAGATATTGTTGAAAGATGTTTAGTCAATGACTTAGGTGATTTAATGGGCATGACGTGCGTGGTCGGCTTGGATTTATCGAAAACAACCGACTTAACGTGTGTGAGTTTAAACTTCCCTGTTGTGGACGAAAGCGGAAAAGCAAAATTGAAAGTAAAACAAATGTATTTCATTCCATCGGAAGGGCTAGAAGCTCGGGAAAAGATGGAAAACATCCCTTATCGTCATTTAGTGGAACGTGGTTTTGTGACGTTGTGCGAAGGGAAAACGATCGATTACGATATGGTGTTTGAGTACATTAAGGAACAATCTCAAATGTATGATATTAAACAAATTAACTATGACCCAGCACATGCGGTCAAGCTAGTTGAAAAGCTAGAAATGGAAGGTTTTGATTGCGTAGAAGTACGGCAATATCCTTCCACACTCAATGCACCTTTCGATGATTTAGAAATTTTAATGTATGAGGGGCGCGTCGAAACCGATAATCCATTATTGATTTACTGTACGGAAAATGTCGTTGCTTTTATCAATACACAAGGGCTCAAAGCACCGTCAAAAAAGCAAAGTCAGTATAAAATTGATGGCTTTGTGGCCATGCTTACAGCTCATAAGGAAACGATGAACATGATGATAGATGTTAGTGAAGAAGAGTATATGGCAATGATCGAAGTGCTTTATAAGCGGTAAAGGAGGTGAGAACGATTGGGATTATGGCAGCGGCTTTCGGGTTGGTTTAAACGCTCTAAGTACAATGTTTTTAGTAACTTTTGCTGGAATTACGGCGGTTATGTGACAGACGAAAACATTCTGCAATCGTCCGACATTTATAATTTAATGAAACTAATCAGTGACCAAATTGCGCTCACTGATTTTTTTATTGAGGACGAGGCGGGAAACGACGTCAATGATCCGTATACGTTGCGGATTTTGCGCAATCCGAATCAATATTTGACTGAATTTGAAATGAAAAAGCTTATCGTCAACACGCTTTTAATACGAGGAAAAGTCTACGTTTTCAAAAACGAAAATGAATGGCACGTATTAAACGGTGTCTACTCCGAATTGTTAGAGGACGGAAGCAAAATTTACAGCGTTGGTGGTGTTCAAATCCCTGCGGAAATGATTGTTCACGTCAAAAATATTGGGACAAATCATTTAGACGGTGTGGGATTGTTAGATTTAGCACGCCAAACGCTTGAAGGGGTCATGAATGCGGAAAACAGTTTAACAGACAAGTATAGAAAAGGTGGATTGCTTGCGTATTTGTTGAAATTGGATACGCATATTGCACCGAATAACCAAGCACAAAATGCAATGATTATGGCCATTCTTGACAAGTTAGAACAGACTGGACAAGGGAATAAAATTCAGCTAATTCCACTTAGCAAAGGATATGAGATTGAAGCGTTACAAAGTCCAGTGGATGACGAGAAAATTCTTAAATATCTTTCGGTGTACAAAAAAGACTTAGGCAAATTTTTTGGTGTGGACTTGGAACATTTGCTTGAGTTGCAAAAGACGGATATGGAGCAATTCATGATGATGCTTTATACGACTGTACTGCGTCCGATTATAAAAAATCTTGAGCAGCACTTGTCAAAGTTATTTTTCCCTCAAGGCGGGCGCCGGATTCGCTTCAAGATTAACCCATTAGATTATGTGACAATGAAAACGAAAACGGACATTGCTTACAACTTGGTGCGAACGTCCATTGCGACACCGAACGATGCGCGCGAAATGCTTGGATTTGATCGTTTAGAGCAAGAAGAAGCGAAAAAACTATACATTTCAAAAGACTTAATCGGTCTCGATAATCTGGAGGCGACGTTAAAAAAGGTGATTAAAGGAGGTGAGACGCCATGAATGAGAAAGAAAAGCGAATTTTTACGCTCTCGAACATTGAAATACGCGCTGGAACCGAAGGAAGCTCGCAAGTCATTGAAGGCTATGCGAGCATTTTTGATTCTCCGACCATGATTGGAGATATGTTTCAAGAAACAATTGCGAAAGGAGCATTCGCCAAATCATTAATGGAAAAAGCGGATGTCCGTGCGCTCTTTAATCACAATTGGGATTATGTTTTAGGGCGGACGAAAAGCGGTACGCTCACGCTCGAAGAAGATGAGAAAGGGTTGAAATTCCGTGTTACGCCACCAGATACGATCTGGGCAAAAGACTTAATGATTTCCATGCAACGTGGCGATATCAATCAATGTTCGTTTGGTTTCCAAGTCGTTCGTGATTCGTGGAATTGGGATGTTGAACCAGCACAACGAAAGATTCAAGAAGTAAAACTTTATGAAATTAGCATTGTAAGCCTTCCGGCGTATGAGGATACGGAAGCGTACGTCCGCGATCGGTTCACGGAGCAGCGTGAACTGCATTATGAAAGACAAAAATTGATTAAGCGAATTGAGGAGGCGTTGAAGCGATGAAAAAGTATTTATTACGGCGTAAAGCACAATTAGAAAAACGATTAAAACAGCTTAAAGAGTTATTAGAAAAAGGTTCTGAAACTCGTTCAATGGAAGAAGTACAGGCAGAAGTCGATGAATTGACAGCTGATTTGGATGCGGTAAACGAGGCTCTCGCAGAGTTTGATGAGACAGACGATAATAATGGCAACGGAGCTGGTGAAGGGGAAGAAGATGATGAGAACGAAGACGATGAAGAACAAGACGAGGGCGAAGGAGAAAAGCGCTCCATCTTAACACAAGAACAGCGTGCTGGTTTAACAAATATGATTAATCAATCTCTTTCCTCTCGTGTCCAAGTAAAAACAAATGAAATGAAAACGCGCAATGCCTTTTGTCGGTACCTTGTAGGTCAAATTAGTGAAAGTGAAGCGCGGGCAATGGGAGTTCAGACGCACGGCGGCAATGTACTTGTTCCAGAATCGTTGGCGAAAGAAATTATCGCTTATGCTCAAGAAGAAAACTTGTTACGAAAATACGGAAAGGTTGTACAAACAAAAGGGACACAAGGCTTCCCAATTTTAATTAAAAAAGCGAAAGCAAACCGTGTGAAAACAGAGCGTGCATTGAATCAGCCGATTCCAGAGACGGATATTGAATTTGATGAGTACTATTTGAATCCAACGGAAACGGATGCGCTTGTGCTTGTGACAAAGAAACTTCTTGCAATGAGCGAGATGAATGTGGAACGAATCGTTGTGGACGAATTAAAGAAAGCTTACGTACGTGAAGAAGCTGAGTTTTTCTTCAATAGCGCTGACAATCCTGGCGCGTTGATTCGCAAGGCCGTCGCTTTTACGCCGACAGCAACGGACATTTACGACAAGTTTGTGCAACTTAAAAACAGTTTGCCAACGTCCATGCTTAAAAATGCGCGTTGGATGATTAACCGTGCTGCATTAACGGCAATCGAAACGATTAAAACGGCAGACGGCTTTCCACTTTTGCGCCCAGATATCGGGTTAGAAGGTGGCTTCGGCTATCGCTTGCTCGGCTTTCCGGTTGACGTGACGGACTTTGTTGATGCAAATACACCAAACATTCAACGCCTGTATTTTGGTGACTTTTCAACGTTCTACATTCAAGATGTCATCGGCACGATGGAAGTGACGAAATTAATTGAAAAATATGCAGATACAAACCATGTCGGTTTTAAAATTTGGCATTTGAATGACGGTCAGCTTGTCTACGGTCCGTTTGAGCCGTCTGTCTTTAAGCTTGAGCTAAATGCGTAAGCGGGTGAAGGGGCATGGCAGTCTCTGTTGACATGTTAAGGGAACATTTGCGAATCGATGGGAGCATGGAAGATGCCATGCTCTCTTTTTATTTAGAAACAGCCAAAAAGTATGTAAAAAACGCAACAGGAACGGAAGCAGATCATTTAGTGCTCATCGTTGCTTCTATTTTCTACGAATATCGGGTGAGCGAAGAAGAAATGGGCAAAGCCTTTGATGCATTGACGCCATTTTTTGTGCAGGAGGCAATGACAAATGGCGCGGCGACTGACTAACCAATTTAAACATCGGATTACAATCCAGCAGCAAGTAGAGGAACAAAATGAAAATGGATTCATCATAAATGAATGGCAAGACCGTCATCATTTATGGGCAGCGATCAAAACGTTGCGCGGACGGGAGTATTACGAAGCGGCGACAACGCAAAACGAAAATACAGTTCGTTTTGTCGTGCGCTACACAGCGGGGATTACACCCGATATGCGTATTCAATATAAAGGACGCACGTTTGAAATTTTGTCTGTCATTAATGATGATGAGCGTAATGTCACGATGACGATTGTGGCAAAGGAAGTGATGTGATGGGCTTTAAGTTAGAGGGAATGCAAGAGTTGTTAAAGAAGTTGGAGACGTTGGGGAACGAAGCTGAGCAAGTCAAACAAGAAGCACTTATTGCCGGTGCAAAGGTGGTTCAGCAAGCAGCCTCACAGAAAGCACCACGAGATACGGGGAAACTCGCCGAAAACATTGTGATTTCTGATATGAAAGAAGATGGAACTGTCGATATCGGACCGGATCGCGATCGTTTTTATGGGTTGTTTGTCGAATTTGGTCGAAAAGCAGGAGAGAAAAAAGGACGAAAATATCCGAAAGCAGACCCTCATCCCTTTTTGCAGCCAGCTTTTGAGGAGAACATTGATCGTGTGCAAGATGAAATGGCCGATGTCATTCGGCGGGAGTTGAGGCTATGAGCTTAAATAAGATGATCATTGACACACTAAAACCTCTCGGTGTTCCAGTCGCGTTTCAAACGTATGAGGGAAAAGAAAAGACGTATATCACCTTTTTTGAATACAATCAGTTTTCAGCGCTGAATGCGGACGATGAAGAACAACAAACGGCACACTTTTTTCAAATTGACATTTGGAGCAAGACGGACTATACCGATCTAGCGCAACAAGTCAAAGAAAGAATGATAGCAGCAGGATTTCGGCGCACATCGGAAGTGGATTTATTCGAACAAGAAACAAAAACATACCATAAAGCAATTCGATTTTCTTATGTTTGTTAAGGAGGGAATAAGATGGCAGTAATCGGTTTGAAACATCCATATGTCGCTAAGTTGATTAAGGACGATTTCACCGGGGTTCAGTACGATACGCCGAAGCGATTAGCGAAGGCGATTGAAGCAAAAATTAGCCCGAAGGTAAACACAGAAACGTTGTATGCGGATGACGGACCAGCTGAAGTTGCTTCGTCTCTTGGTGAAATTGAAGTAGAAATCGGAGTGGATGACATTTCAACAGAGATGCAGGCGTTTTTGTTAGGCGCAACGATTAATGATGATGGCGTCGTTATTCAAAAAAGCGGCGATACAGCACCATATGTCGCACTTGGGTTTATTCTTCCTCTTTCGAACGGGGGACAGAAATATGTGTGGCTATACAAAGGGAAATTCGAATTACCGGAAGAGCAATATAAAACAAAAGGGGATAAGGTCGAATTTCAAACGCCTACACTAAAAGGGAAATTTGTAAAGCGGGAATTTGATGAAGCATGGAAAGCATCGGTGAATACAAAAGACCAAGGTGTAGATCAAACAGTCATTCAAAATTGGTTTAGCGCCGTGTATCAGGAAACAACAACACCATAAAGGGAAAGGGGAAGCCCTTTCTCTTTTTCAATTTCATAACATGGAGGGATAAACATGCAAATTACATTGTTTGTAAATGGTCAGGAGAAAACATTTACTGTTCCGTTTGTCAAAGCACGTATGTTTCGTCGCGCATTGGAACTACGTAAAAAATATGACTTTAACAATATTGATGTGGAGGCGCTGGATTCCATCATTGCTTTTATTGTCGAACTGTTTAACGGGCAATTCACGGTCGATGAATTTTACGATGGCATTGCGGCAGAACGATTAATTCCAACGATTTCAGATTGCATGAATAAAGTCATTGGAGTGGCGAAAACGAGCGACCCAAACGTGTAACGGGGTCTGAAATGGACCCATATGACGCGGTGAAAGAGTTTTACTTAACACACATTAAAAACGGCATACCGATGTATCTCGTGGATGAGATGGACATCGGTTTTTATTTTGAACTTTTGGATTACGCAGAAGAAAAAGAGACACGAAAAGAACGGCTGATGATTGAGCAGTTGTTGTAAAGGTGGTGAAAAGATGGCAGAAGTGGGTACGTTGCGAGTGTCGCTTGGTTTAGATAGCGCAAATTTTACGACGAGCATTGAGGCAGTCAATCGCAAGCTGAGGCTTGTTGACGCTGAGTTTAAAGCGGCTACCGGTGGGGTGAAGGATTTTGAAAATGGTTTGGAAGGATTGCAAATTAAAGCGGAATCCCTCACACAAAAACTACAGTTACATGAGGCGAAAGTAGCCGAGTTAAAGCGCAGATATGAAGAAAGTGCGCAAACGAAAGGAAAAGACGCAGCTGAAACCGAGAAATTGCTCATCGCTTACAACAAAGCTGTTGCAGAGATGAAAAAGACTGAAGCTCAGTTGCAACAGACAAATAAAGAGATTGAAAAGCAATCGAACGGTTTTAACAAATTAGAGCAAGCAGTAACACAAAGTTTACAAAAAATCGATCAACAGCTCAAAGTTATTGATTCCGAATTTCGCGCTGCAACAGCTGGGATCGAAAATTTTGGCTCAACGTCTGAACAGTTGCGTACGAAAGCAAATAGCTTAGCTCAAACATTGGAATTGCAGAAAACGAAAGTGTCGGAATTAAAGCGACTATATGATGAAAGCGTAAAGGCAAAAGGAACAGATGCGAAGGAAACGAATGATCTCTTAATCGCCTACAACAAAGCGACCGCGGAAATGAAAGAAACCGAAGCGCAGTTGCGACAGTTAAATCAAACGATTGAACAGCAAGCGACAGCATGGGGACAACTACAAACCAAGTTGAATGAGACCGGCCAACGCTTGCAAGACGTGGGTAATAACCTTCAATCGTCTGGAGCGCAAATTGCTGCCTCGTTCGGTGTAGCAAGTGCAGCAATTAGTGGTGCATTAGGTGTTTCTGTCAAAAAATCGATGGATTTTGAGGCACAGCTTTCTCGAGTTGGAGCGATTGCAGGGGCAACGCCGAATGAATTAGAGAAGCTCAAACAGGCTGCCCTTGATCTTGGTTCGTCAACTTCCAAGTCAGCAACCGAGGTAGCGCAAGGTATGGAAATTATGGGGCAAATGGGGTATAGCACAAATCAGATTCTTGCCGCAATGCCAGGGGTCATCGCAGCGGCGGAAGCATCCGGCGAGGATATGGCGCTAGTGGCTGATACAGTATCGGCGGCGCTGAACTCTTTCGGTCTTGAAGCATCCGAAGCATCCAGAGTGGCAGATGTTCTCGCGCAAGCAGCCAATGATTCAGCGGCCGGCATTCAGGATATGCAATATACCTTCAAGTATGCCGCACCAGTAGCAAAATCGCTTGGTATTTCCCTCGAGGAACTTGCGGCGGCCACAGAAATTATGGCCAATAATGGTATCCGTGGCGAGCAGGCTGGTACAACATTGCGTGGAGCTCTGATTCGACTCTCAGACCCGCCAAAAGAGGCTCGGGAGGCACTTGCAGAACTGGGTATTCAAGTAACTGACTCACAAGGGCGAATGCTACCTTTCGGCGATATTATCGGCCAGCTATCTGAAAAAACGAAAAATATGAGCAACGCTCAAAAACTTGCTGCATTGTCTACTATTTTCGGCACAGAAGCCGCCAGCGGAATGCTGACAGTAATTGAAGCTGGGCCGCAAAAATTAGACTCTTTGACAAAATCCCTCCAAAATTCAAGCGGGGCATCAAAAGAAGCAGCCGAAAAAATGAAGGATAACTTGAAAGGAGCACTCGAAGAACTAGGTGGCGCTATTGAAACCGCACAAATTTCGATTGGTGATGCGCTAGCTCCCGCAATACGTATCGTCGCTGAGGCTCTACAAGGTCTATTTAATGCTTTTAATAGTTTACCAGTAGGTATGCAGCGATTTATCGCAATTGGAGCGGCGATTTCAGCTGTTTTGCTCGGGATCGTTGCATCCATTGGCATTGTATTGTCGATTATAGGAACCGCCATGCAAGGTTTTGGAGCATTGGCAAGTGTGATGGCCAGCGCTGGCGGAATGGCAGGGGTCTTTTCAAGCGCGATAGCCGTTATTACTGGTCCAGTAGGGATTGCGATCGGGGCAATTGCTGGATTAGTAGCTGTCGGTGTTGTGTTGTATAAGAACTGGGATGAAATTAAAGCATTTTTGTCCGCAACATGGGAAGGAATAAAAGCGACAGCTGTGGTAGTTTGGGATGGGCTGAAAACGTATTTTACAAGGATATCCAATATTTATAAAACGATTTTTACAACCATATGGGAAGGTATTAAAACGGTAGTCACAACGGTTTGGGAAGGACTAAAAACAGCGGCTACAGCCATTTTTGAAGGGATAAAAGTGTATTTTACAACCGTACTCAACATATACAAAACGATTTTTTCAACTGTTTGGAACACAATTAAGACAACTGTTGTTGGCGTTTGGGATGGATTAAAAACAGCGGCAACGACTATTTTTAATGCAATCGCGTCATTTTTATCGAATGTATGGAATGGTATCAAAACGAGTATTAGTAATATCGTGAGTAGCTTATCTTCTACAGTACAAAACACGTTCAATAGCTTAAGAAGCGCTATTTCTAATATTTTTGGTGGTGTAAGAGACACATTAATTAGCATATGGGAGGGAATTAAAAACACCGCAAGAAATTGGGCAAGTAGCTTTATAGAAATCGGTAAAGACTTACTTCGTGGTATATGGAACGGTATGAGTAGCATGGCAGATTGGCTATGGGACAAGGTTAGGTCTATGCTTTCTGGATTAACTGATAAAATAAAAGACTTCTTTGGAATTCGCAGCCCAAGCCGTTTGTTTGCAGAATACGGAGGCTATTTGTCACAAGGTTTAGCGATCGGGATTACGGACGATGCAAAGCTAGTTGAAAACAGCGTTGTCGATATGGCGAAACGAGTAGCAAAAGCCGGACAACAAATCGGAAATATTGCGTTACCAAGCATAAAGCCAGCAGCGATTCAGCATGTCATTGAAACGAATGTGGTTGGTAACGTTGATGCTTCGAGCGGAGGACCGACAATCATCATCGAAAATATGGTCGTCAGAAACGATGAGGACATATATCGCGTTTCACGCGAGCTATATTCGCTCACTCAATCCTCCCGTAAAGCAAGGGGGATGAGATAATGTCTAAAGGACTTTCTTTCAACGGAAAACACACAAGGAAAATGGACATTCTTGTGACAGATTTAAAGATGCCACTTGTATCAAATATGAGGGACACCTATGAATCTGTTCCTGGACGCGATGGGAATATTCTTTTTCCAGGATGGTTGGAAGATAAACGAATCGAATGTACATTCGGTGTTCGTTGCACGCGGTCTGAACGAATTGCTAAACTTCGCGAAGTGGCGCAATGGCTCTACACGAGAGAACGAAAGCAACTCATTTTCGATACGTCACCAGATGTTTACTATATGGCCAAAGTATCAGGGCAAGTGGACGTGGAACATTTGCAAGGTATATCACTTGTGAAAGTGGCGTTTCAAGCCGAGCCATTCGCATATAGCGTCAATAAGACGAGTGTGTCTAAGCAAATCACTTCAAGCGACAAACAAATCACTCTCGCCAATAACGGAACATATGACGTGTTTCCGATAATAAAAATATCGAACGCTAATACAAATTCCTTGTCTTTGACGCTCGGGGGCGACAAGCTAACTATCTCAAATGCCATCCAAACAAGCGATGTACTGACAATCGATTGTGATGAAATGACCGTTTTATTGAACGATACGAACGTTTTAGACAAAACGACGGGCACGTTTTTGGCTTTGCAACCGGGCACAAATGTAATGACCGTCGAGGCGCAAAATACGCTAAACGTATCGGTGGAATGGCGCGAACGATTCTTGTAGGAGGTGAGAGCGTTGAGTTTTTCAAGAAAAATCGAACACCAGATGGTGCTATATGACCTTGTTGGGAAACCACTTGGTGTTCTGAAAAATGCTTACAATATTGTGCATGAAGAAACGCTGAATGATGCAGAAGTGCTCACGTTCTCACTTCCTCGTGACGATCGTCTTGCCCAAGTAATGATGAACGACATGGAAATCATCTATATGGGCAAGCGATTTTTTATTTCCGAAATGAATGACGGACGCGATGCCAACGGAAAGCCGATTTTCGATGTTATTTGTCCGTCTTATTTCGTGAAATTGCTCGATACGTTTTTAATCGAGATAACGATTGATAGAAAGACACCGAAAGCAGGACTAGAACAAATTATTTCGCGCACAGGTTGGGTCGTTGGGCGTGTAGAGGCGATGTCGTCACAAGAAACACAGCACTCGATGAGCGAAAAGAGGAAATCAGCGCTTTGGACGATTCGACAATGGGCGAAAATTACCGGTCATGAAATTCAATTTGATACGGTAAAAAAAGAAATCAACCTTGTCAAACAGATCGGGACGAATCGCGGCTACGGCTTCCGTTATCGAAAAAACTTGAAGGAAATCAAGCGGACGATTCGTGCACCGGAAGCGACAGTCCTCTATCCATACGGAAAAAACGGACTGTCTATTGAAAGTGTTAATGACAATAAACCGTATGTCGAGGACTACTCTTGGTACACGAGTTTAGGAATCCCATTGGTTGAGGCAAAACAAAAATATCGCAAAGAGTACGTATGGGAAGATGAGCGGTTTTTGCTTGCGGGAGATTTGATGCGCGCGGCACAAGAAAAGCTGAAAGTATTGTCCCAGCCTGTGATTTCGTATCAGTGTAAAGTCATCGATTTGTCTGCGTTGACAGATAATCCACAATATGAGTTTTCTGTTGGGGATTATGTGAATGTGTTTGATGATGAACTTGGAATCAACGTTCAGACGCGGATTGTTCGTATGCGGCGTTTCCCGGACGAGCCGTATCGAAATGAAGTGGAGTTGTCGTATATCATTCCGGGCATTCATATGCAAGAGCAAGATCAGCTCACTTCATCGGATGTTTCTTTGTCCCAGCCTTCTTTTATTATGGGAACGAATGAAAAAACACTTTCTATCGGAACATCTGTACAAACAGCTCTTTCTCTTGTTATCACAAACTTTAGTTCTGCGAATGCGCAGGTCGGGCTGTCATTGATTGGACAAGCCTCTACAACGATGAACGTTGAAATTTCGTTTATGTATGGAGGAAAGCCGATTTTTAATACAATAAAACAAACATGTCAAACCGGATTTGTGACAATCGGTGTTCCGTTTCTTTTGTTACAAATGCCGCCTGGCTCGGCGTTTTTAGATGTACAAATGAAAACAAGCACAGGGACGTTAACTATTGATACACGCGGTTTACAAGTGTTTGTGTATGCGGCTAACCTGCTTGGTGGTATTTTTGATCGTTTACCGCGTGCGAATGTGACGGAAGAAATTCAATGGAAAAACGCAATTTCACCATACACAAGCCGTTTCCAATCGGTTGTTAATGGTCAAATTGTCAGCACGCAAGTTGTTGTTCCTGTATCTGCGAATATCACGGAGTCTATTACACAATGGCGGACTCATGAACAAATTCGTACATTCCCAGCTGTATCAGACACCGTACAGATTACATTGAAATGAGGTGAGGAGATTGGAATTTGATATGGAACGAGCGTATCGTTCACTCGCTAGAAAAGAAAACTTTGTGACTGGCGAAGTTATTGAGATGCTGAAGCATAAAGTCAGCTCGATTCCGATTCGGGGTTTTACAAAAATCGAGCTTTTTGACGAAAAGCGATTCGGAAAAAAAGTCGAAGAAATCACCGCGGAAAACTTTATTTCGATTAATATGAAAGATTATCTTGAGTATATTTTGATGGATGAATATTCAAAAATCGGAGCGTGGTCGACTAGCGGTAAATCTTTTACTGAATGGCATATGAGACCTATCACAAGTAAAAACTTCCCGTTTGATACGCTAGCCCTCACGACAGATTCAAGACCAGAAAATCCGCAAAATGAGCGTATGGTGATGGGGGATATCGTCGGCTATGCCTTCAAAAATGAGTATGTCGGTACGGATACAAAACGTGGGACGATTAACGCTACGGAAAGCTATACAGATAAAGGAATCGCTCATTTTGTTTTTGATTTTTCCACGCAAGCAGCAAATGGTACGTTTTCATCCGTCGTATGGTATTCAAATGTCGATTCATCTTCCGCATCAGCACAACGATACTATCAGAAGAACTATGAGTGGTATGTGGCGTTGAAAGGGAATAATGAGATACCAAACAACTCCGATTATAGAGGTGGTCTGTGTTTCGATGGTTCAAGTTTCTGGACGTACGAATCGTTCGGAACTGGGGCAAGGAAGATCGTTGAAATACTAGTGACTCCAGGAACGAACGGGAAAACAGCAACTTTCACTATCGGTCGTGTTTGGGATTCGCATTTTTCATATCCATCAGTCGCTTACGATATGACTTCTGACGCTGATTTTATTTACTATGTTGCAGGGAATCATGGTACCAAAAATACTATATATCGGGTGAAAAAATCGGACGGAACACGGAGTACGATTACACTATCTGGTTTCACATCCTTATATAGTGTGGAGCGAGTGGGAGCCGACTTTTATGTTTTAGGAGAATCAGCCACACAAGTAAACGGACAATACCCGTTGCGATGGGCAAAGTATGACAGTAGTTTCAACATCATTGAAGCGAAAAATATTTTCGATACTAGCGTTGTTGCATACGGAATGGCATACAATCAACAGAAAAACGAAATTGCGGTTCGTACAAGTTTAGGACTTTTTATTTATGATTTACAAATGAATAGATTGTCTTATAATATCAATCAGCCTAGCTTACCAAATAGATATCCTGGAATAGCTGTTAAGGGTGGAGAATATTTCTTACGTGATGAGTATTCATTTTTCATGGCGGAATTAGGATCGTTAGGGGCACGAAACCTGCTTCCGACACCGGTGACAAAGACGAGCACAAACACGATGAAAGTGACATACGATTTTATATTTGTGTAGGAGGATGCACATGGAACGATTCGATATTGTATACAAAACCGGCGCGGCTGTGGTTGGAGCTGTGATTGGGTATTTGTTTGGAGAGTCAACAGGACTGTTACTCGCCTTATTTTGGATGGTTGTCATTGATTACGTTAGTGGATTGGCTGCTGGTTACACAGAGAAAACTTTATCAAGCAAGATTGGATTCAAAGGTATTATTAAGAAGGTTATGATTTTTGTCATGGTGGCACTCGCCCATTTGGTAGATAGCGCGCTTGGAACGAAAAACATGTTCCGAGATGCGACTATCGTTTTTTATATGGCCAATGAATTGTTGAGTATTTTTGAAAACGCTGGGCGTATGGGGGTTCCCGTGCCAGATCGGTTGACCCAGGCTGTTGAAGTATTGAAAGGGAAAAGTAAGGAGGCAGAGAAGAAATGAAAATTATATGGGATAAAGGACACGGCGGCAACGATCCTGGTGCGGTTGCAAATGGATTGCAGGAAAAACAGTTGACGCATAAAATCGTGGAATATGCAATGTCTTACCTCGAAGCTAACTACACAGGCTTTGAACAACGTGTCACTCGTACAGGAGACCAAACATTGACGTTGTCCCAACGCGCAGACATGGCGAACAAGTGGGGCGCGGACGTATTTGTCAGCGTGCATATCAATGCTGGGAAAGGCACGGGCTTTGAATCTTTTGTATACAACGGCGGCGTTTCTTCCCAAACGGTCGCTTTGCAAAACGTGTTGCATGGCGAAATTCTAGCGGCTATGCGTCAGTTCGGAAATATCACAGACCGAGGCAAGAAACGGGCTAATTACGCTGTGTTACGCGAAACAAAAATGCCAGCCGTTTTGACCGAAAACTTATTCATCGACAGCAACGACGCAAAATACTTGAAAAACGAGGCATTCATAAAGGCAGTTGGCGAAGCACACGCGCGCGGAGTGGCGAAGTTTTTGGGATTGCCGCAAAAAGCAAAGCCACAATCACAACAAAAATCGACTGACGGAAAATTGTATCGCGTGCAAGTCGGGTCGTTCAGTGACCGAAAAAACGCGGAACGACTGGCAGAAGAATTGAAGAAAAAAGGATACCCGACGATTATTGTATGA